AACCCTCTTGATTCATTAAGTGACATGATGCCTAACCCCATCAGTTTTTCAATCGCTGTAACCTTTGTGTTCCATGATGCGTATTGAAGTCTTTCGCTATAAAAGATAATCTCCTCACCACGCATGATTTCATTATGAGTAAGCAAGCCTAAAGAAAAAGCCTCAGACATTTGAATGGCTAAAGGCTCGATGGTTTGTTCATAAAATGAATTGAACTCATCTTCTGTATATTTGGAATGAAAGATTGGAACTGATACACCAAAGTAATCTAAGATTTTTGATTGTAAGAACTCCAACGTGTCCTTGTCTATTAGCTTTGGATCTGTTGATAAAGGCACATAATCACCTTTCAAATCTACCGGAATAATAGAACTACCCTTATTCCTAATGGACTCTTTTAGTATTTCATTAAATGAATCAAGTTGTTTCTTTTTATCTGTTTCACTTAACATAGCACTCATTTTAAGGAGTCCTTTAATCTGCATGGAACTCTTAAGTGCATTATCGATACCCTGTAGTACATTCTCATTAATTTGGATTGTTTTCAAGAGTGCTTCTTGGTCACCTTTTGAACTCGATCCACCAAAGATCTGATTCGTGTGATAAAACCGTTTAATATGAATGATGTTTTCGTAGGGGATTATGAAGGATTCTTGATTATCAAAGCTGAACTTCAAGTAATAACTACCACCTGAATCAATAATTGGTTCAACGATGGATGGTTTAAGTGGATAAAGAGCTTTGATTTCACCAGTTGAACTATCAAACATCGGATAGATAAATGCATTGTCGTTCATGAGCAAAGTCGTAATCACCATATAGATAAACTGATAAGGTGTCATGACTTCATTTGGTTGGTGCTTTAAAATAAAAGACAGTTTGCCAGATTTCTCTGTAACTGTCTTATCGTTAGCTGTTTTTATATATCGTGGTTTTAATTTTGCACACTGACTTGCTATTCTATCAATCGCAATCTTTACCACATCTGATTTTGAGATGTTATTTCCAAAGCTTGTAAGTGGTAGATTGATTTCATTGACAAACTTAAAGGACTCAGCTGAGCCTTGTTTTTTCTTACGTTTAAATATAGCCATAGGGTCCTCCGTTAAATCATGTTCTCATATTCAATCTTAAATCTATTTAGAACTGCATAAGCAATAATAAGTGCTACAGCTCCATCAATTCTTTTATATTTACTTCCAAGTTTAGATGGTTGAATGTTTCCGTTGATATCAATCTTGGCTTGGGTGTTTGATAAGTTCCACTTCATAATTGGATTATTGTTATAGATCACATTTCCATTTTTTAGATCTGCTTCAAGTTGTTTCATTGGTTCAGAAAGTGAATATATGCCTTGTCTGACTTTTTCCATTTCAAAACCTAAGTCTTCCATTTCTTTAGTCCAGTACTGACTATTCCAGGGATCATAACCAACCCATAACGGTCTAATTTCATAGGTTCTAATCATCATTAGAAACCACTGTGTAACAAGTGTAAAATCATTCTGATTACCTTCCGTTACTGTGATAAGACCTCTTTGAACCCAAATATCATATGGAACATTATCCTCTTCTTTTCTGCGTTTAATAACTTCACTCGGCATAAAGAATTGTGGGATGACATACTTTTTACCATCTTTAATTAGAAGCAAAAGAGCTACAGTAAGGTCTGTTGTTGATGACAAGTCAACACCACCTATAGCGTAGCTGTTTCTTAATTCATTGATATCATAGGTTGCTTCATTATTTAGATCATTAAAAGTTAACCATGATCCTTGTTCTAATTGTTTAACGTTGAAGTCCTTACAAAGCATAGTAACTCGTGTTGCTAAGTCATGCCTAGATTTATTCATTAAGTCATCTAAATACGAATAAGTCTTAACAGTTCCGATACTCGGATTACTTTTCTGCCATGTACTCTTGTCTTCATATATTTCATTTATCGAATCCTGCGTGTATAACCAAGGAAGTACACGTTCATCGTCGATCTCTCCCTTGATCATCTTTCTAACGTAATCAAGTTTACTATCTAAGAAACCACCTACTGTATTGCCTTCTGTAGTAATGATAAAAATTAAAGGTTCTTCTTTAGTTGATTGACTTTGCTTGATGGCATCGTAAACTTTCGAATCAGTCATTTCATGGACCTCATCGATACAACCAACCTCTATGTTGTAACCATCCTTGTTTCTGGATTGTGCAGATAGCTTCTTTATCTTATTCTTAGTTTTTGGTGAGTAGATGTGAAAGATGTTCTTCTTACTTCTTTTTTCATTCGATAGAGCTTTTGAGCCTTCTCTCATGTTATTGATTTCTTCAAATAGAATGTTCGCTTGTTCAGATGTATTAGATGCACATACGATATCAACACCACCTTTAGATAAGAAAAACTCAGCTAAATCAATACCTGCAATAAATGTGGTCTTACCATTTTTTCTGGCAATCAATAATAAAACTTCATTAAACCTTCTTAAATTCGTATCCCTCATTTTAAATCCATAAGCAGTTTGAAGAACTGCCTTCTCCCATAATTCTAAAATGAATGGCTCACCATTAAAAGGACTCTTGGTATGTTTGCAGAAGGTTTCGATAAACTCTATTCGAATATTTCCAGGACGTTCATCAAATGTATATCTTGGGTTATCTAAATCATTGATTAGTGATTCCAGGACCGTTAGTAGTTCTTTTCCAACTTTAATACTACCCTTTTGAATTTCCTCATAGTATTTCAATAAATAGTTCATTCAGACATTCTACCTATAAACTTATCAAATTCGTCATTTTCATCAATAATGTTTTTGCCCATTATTGAGTTGAGTGCTTTGATTACGGTTCCATATGAGTTTACTAGTTTCGTGTAATACTTGGCTGCTTCAGTTTGACGTTGTGCGCCTTTTTTGGAAATCTGAACCGCTCCATATTTTTTTATTTGATTTTGAAGCGATTCTAGTTGCACTCGCATAAATGCTGCTTCATTGATTAGATTATCTACAAGTTCACTTTTTGATTGTTCAACCGATGCAAAAAGAGCCTTTAATCTTTCATATTCAATTTGAACTTTATCAATTACTGCCATATTGCTCACTCACTTTCGATAAAATAAAAAGCCACCGAAGTGACTTGATAGTTCAATTTTTTACTGATTGTCTAAGAAAAGTGTAGTTGAAACAAGTAATTGTATTTCTTTAAAGGACATATCGTAATTGATATCTACATACTTGTTTGCCAACATTTCCTTAAATATTTTTAAATGCTGAAATCCCCATTCTACATTTGATGGTGTATCAGGATTATATGGTGTTCTATCGTCAAAACGATAATTGTTAGGTCCATAGATTTCTTCATTTAAATAAGATCTAATCTTTTCAAGTGTATAATGTGCAGATTGAAAGTCAGTATTCCAACTAAAACTTAATGCATTCATAAATGAATGAGAATTATATGATTCATCCATTGATTGATAGAGTGAAATAAAGTCATTGAGGTTGTCAATTATATAAGTTTTTAATGTTTGAACTGCATTATCATTTTTTTCATTATCACTTTGATAATTTAGCACATATAAAATTTCATCGATATAACTAATAACTGAATCATCATATCTCCTAATTGCTGCTTGTTTAAGATTATCTAATGTCTTAAAAATATCAGAAGATATTTCGATATAGTCAGATAATACCCCTTGTATGTGATTTTGTATTATTTCGTCTAGGTAAAGATTAAGTTCATCAATTAGGTTATATCTTTTCTCGATATAATTAATGAACTGTCTCTTAGGAATTCTAAGTGAATCATATTCTTCACTTAGAGATGTATATACCCTTATGATAACCTTATCGCTGTTTAAAGTTGCTCCATTGATAATGAATGGTGAGTATTGAATTTCACCTTCTTGAACATAGGGACTAGGATTAGCGGTTTCTACTGAATGTGCAAACGATAGAGCTCTTATATGCCTAAAAAATCTATCATCTGTTCCTCTTCCATTACCGAGCTGATTAAAAATATTATTATCTTCTTTAAGTGGGTATGTTAATCCCAATCTGCTATAAAGTTTTTTTATAGCTTCCACAATTATATCGGTATGAATTAAAAATAATATTAAATCGTCAGTCGTGCCTATAGTATCAGATAAGTAATCTTTTGTGATTAATGCATTCAGGGAATCATCTATTCTATCCATAAATGAGCAAATTAAGTTCCAATGTTTCGAGTATCTATCATCACGATTAAAAATCGGTGTTGAATTCACCAATGATCTAAATTTTTCAATTTTAATTCTATCCAATCTTGGTTTCATACTTTGTACCTATTTCATAATTCTCAAAATTTATGCCTTGTGTTTTTTAAGAGCCCACCCATGCGGTACCCTTTAGAATATTTTTTAAGGGTATGTGGGGGGTTATGGAAACAATGCATCAATATCTGCATTAAACTGAGGTTTACCACCATTTGATGGATGACGTATGTCTCCACTAAATTGAGGCAACATATTTATCGTTTGATTTGCAGACTGACCTATCGCAAACACATTGGTAATAGAAGGAAACAGATTAATAAGATCATTTAGAAATGATAACCCAAGTATTAATTCAGAGACAATAGGTGTACGATTACTCAATAGATTTCCATTATCATGTGGGTGAAAAGGGAAAATATTCCAAATAAGAGGCGGTACATTTAATTTTCCAAGTGCTTGTCGTTCATCCAATTTTTCCCATAAAATTGTCGCAGATCCTTCTCGTTGGTTACCTAATGCTGTACAGTTTGCTAGAACACCATTTTGATTATGAGTATTAATTATGAACTCACTGGTAAATGGTATGCCAGTAATTGCACAACCTTTATATCCAGGAGCTTCTCCTACCAGTAAAATCGTTGGGTTGAGTGCTTCTATATTAATTAAATATTGTTCAAGATTTGAAATTTGTGTAGGATTTAAATATTGATTAAAAACCGTTGAACTTCCGGTGTAAGAGGTTAATCTATTAATAAAATTATTGAAATTCGTTTGATTGAATGCCATATTAAGTTGCTCCTAATCTTTTAATAAATTATATCATTTAACATAAGAAATTACCATCATCATCAAAAAATGTATCTTTCATTTTAAATCTTCCATGTTCATCGTTATGGCAATTCCTACAAAGCAGCTCTAGGTTATCTTGATTCAAACTAATGTTATTATCATTAACGTTATCTGCAGTTAACCTAATCTTATGATGGACTTCTTCACCAATCGCACCACATCGCTCACACTTGCCTTGTGTGGCGTTTGTTTTGATGTTGCGAGCAACGAACCAAGCCTTCGACTTATAGAACCTGTGGAGCTCTTTTGGTTTTCCCATATAGTTCCTTCATTGCATTTGCTTTAGCATCTACTGATTCCCATCGCACATTTAAGTCTTCTCTACCACAGTGTCCGTACTTAGCTAAATCCTGATATCTAACATTATCAAGTTCGAGTTCCTCTCTGATATGAAGAGGTCTGAAATCAAATACTTGAGTAACTAACTCCTGGATTCTTTCATCCTTAATAATTCCAGTGTTAAAAGTATTTACATGAATACTCACTGGGTTTGAAATACCAATCACATACCCAAGCTGAACTTCGCACCTGTCCGCTAAATTTGCCCTTACAACTGCTTTTGCTACGTACCTGGCATAATAAGCCCCACTGCGATCAACCTTGCTCACGTCTTTGCCAGAAAAGGCTCCACCACCATGTTTTGCGTATCCACCATAAGTGTCAACAATAATCTTTCGACCTGTTAAACCTGAGTCTGCATAAGGACCACCAATAACAAACTCACCGGTTGGATTGATTAGAATCTCAGCTTCACGAACTGCTTTGTCATCTAATACTTGAGTTAACACTTCATTGATAATGATATCCTCATACAACTCTCTATTAATCCATGACTTCGTTTGAGCTGAAACAACTATGGTTTTAACCTTTTTAGGTTTACCCTTCTCATACTCTACGGATACCTGACATTTGCCATCAGGACCAAAGATATGTGAATACTTTTCTTTTCTAGCCTTATCCATTTCTTTAGATAATTGATTCGCTAGCATAATTGGTAAAGGCATCAACTCTTTAGTTTCATTACACGCATAACCAAACATGATCCCTTGATCACCAGCACCTTGTTCATGAGATTCAGTTGTATCAACACCAAGTGCAATGTCTGGTGATTGTTTGCTAATCTTTTCTAAGACATTAAATGGTTCATCGTATCCTATTTCTTTAAGTTTGCTCTTTGCTACTTCTTTATAATCGACTTTTGCAGTTGTTGTCACCTCACCAAAGACAAATACAAAATCATCCTTTATTGCTGTTTCAACTGCCACTCTTGCATTTTTATCTTGTTCTAATATAGCATCTAGTATTGCATCGCTGATTTGGTCACAAACCTTATCAGGATGTCCGCTAAACACTGATTCGCTTGTTATTACTTGCATGCTTTAATTTCCTCCATTAACGAGTAAAAAAGGAGCTTATCGCTCCCAATTACTATTATTCAATTTCCCAAGCTGTATATACTGACCGATATGAACAGTCCCAAGTATCCAGAATCACTCCATCGATACATGCTGTAACATGTCCTGACATCTTTAAGATGTATGTTCCTTTTGGATGAATCTCACAGAAGTCGCTACCTTTGATTCTTGGTTGACCTTTGATTGCTTTAAATATCAATCTAGGCTTTCCTTCAAAATATTTGTATAAGAACTCTGTATCTTTATAGCTTGTAAAGTTCCATTCACGCTTCTTTTGATTGAGCTCTCTTCTTGTTTCCATGTAATCCATATTCAAAGCAGTGCTGATTGCTCTTACAACACAATCAGTTGTTTTAATGCTTTTAGGGTGAGCGTTGTGTTCTTTAAACATTACTTGTTCCACCCTTCATTAAACCACTTAACAAGTTCTCTTGAAGAGTTGCTTTTAAATACAGGTTTTTCAAATCCATCAAGTCTTTCATAGACTGTGTACTTTGATTCGTTCCAGGGACAGTCAATTTGAACGACGAACAGATTATTGTTTGTTTCTAGGTCTGCAATTCTAAAATCATCATAGAGTGGACCATTAACTGGGCAGTTGTTTTTGAACCACACATAGCTTGATTCGAGATCAACTTTGCCACCTGCTTTGATTTGTTTGATGATGTTACCCATCCTCTTTGTTTTATTCGATAAGCTTGTATCTCTACAAAACCAATCAAACCAACCAGCTTTAATTTGAACTTTTACATCTTTGCTACCAAATTCACCATCATTATAATCTTGAATCCATCGATTAAGAGGTATTTGCTTATCCATTGATACTACCTCCTAAATCAACTTTTCTAATATAGGCTGAATATCTTGCATAACCATAACCTTCTGATTGAACTAGGATTCCAAAGTCTACTTCTTTTGCTGTGACAAGTATTGCGTGCCAAATGTCATTTTTATCAATGTACATCAAATCCTTATGTTCTTCTATAAATTTATAATCACCAAGCATGTCATCTAAGAACTTATTAAATTGCTTCAATGGTACTTCAACAACTTTTTCTATAACAAACTCATCTTTTGGTATGATTTGTTCCTTGAATGCTTTTCTTTCAAAATGAACCTTCATTTGCTATGCCTCTTTTCTAACCACTTTTTATTGGGTTACTACTATATATCAATAAAAAACGACTTATAGCAAGTCAATTTTTCACTATAGTGACTATTAGTTTGAGACTTCTGAAATATCGGTTAGTACACTTTTGAACTCATCAATTGAACTAAGTTCTATTTTTTTGCCATCTCGTAATAAATAACAATCTGCAATCGTTCCTTTGTGTTTTAGGT